TCGAACGACTGGTCGTATATGACATAGTCGCCCGAAGTTACCACGTACCGATCAACGGTACCCCCCACTCCGTATGTCCACAACTCGCGGATCTTGACGAGGCTGGTTTCCTCGTCCCGCTCGTTGTCACCCTTTTTGTGTTCGTCATCCCAGACGTTCATATCGAGACCATGCTCGAGCATCGAATCGTTGTCGGTAATGGCGGATCCAGTTTGCGTGGTCCACCACTCCATCTCCTTGAGGTTCCGCTTGATCTTGCGACCGAACCGCTCCTCCAGGAATGACATGGGAACTGTCCTCTGGCGCATCAGTCCTCGTGCCTTCGTGTAGTCGTAGCCTACTGAGGGGAACGGGAAAAGCTCACGAGGATGGATCACCTCTAGATCAGAGGTAAGCCCAACTGTCTTGGAATTAACTACGTGTCCCGCGATTCCACAGCAGCCTAGAGCCGTGAAGATGTGCGCGAATTGCGTCTTCACAATGTCGAGCTGGTCAGATGAAACAACATGATCAAGAATGATCTGGCCCACGGACCGTTCACGGACGCTATCCAGGGATAAACCATGTCGCACGACCTTGGGTCGCAAGTCCAGGGAAGCTAGTCGCGCCGACACTCTGTCGATCGCGGAGAGCATCTCCTGCGACTGGAACTCCATGTTCCCATCCTCATCTAGGTAGTGGGGGGATAATACGCCCTGCTGAGGATCGAAGATGTCGAAGCGCCGAGCACCACTCAGGTAGTGCCAGGAGAGGAGCCACATAGTGCGACGGTATGCCAAGCGCCCTTCCTCACGCTCAGCATGCTGATCAATTATCTTCGCTAGGGCTTTCTTGTTCTTCGGGAGCTTGATCGTGTCTAGTGCCACTTTGCTTCGCCTTACTCTTCCTCAGGGCTGCTCCTCGAGGCGTATAGCCTGGGGGTGCAGAAGTATCGATGTAGGCCTCTTTCAGATGGGTGATGTCCGGTATAACCTCAACTGCGGGGCTTTCCGGAGCTAACCTATGAACAGGGTCCCCATCTCTAGGACCGGTTCCGTAGTAACACCTTAGTAGTTTATCGAAGAAGGCCATCGGAACAACTACGCAGTTGTTTCCATCAAACTCTGGTTGGGAACTCGGGATCATCTGAATGCATCCTTTGGGTTAGAATGTCCATCACATCGTCAATGGGAACCTTGCTCCAGTCCACTCCGTGAGCGATTCTGTTTCCATCATCGTCAAGGATTTGACCCTTTTTGAGTTTTTCCACGGGGGTAAGGTTGGGGTCATCGACACCTCCAACTCGAGATAGTCGGCCCCGAATGATGAATTGGGACATAGATAAACAGTCCAGTTCATCGTCATGCTGGAGTCCACCGTCTCGAGCATCGGGGTTGAATTGTTCGATTTGATCGAAGAGACGACGGAATGGAGCACTCCTCTTCCAGAGGGGCATCTTTACCTTTCCGTGCTCGAATCTGAGGGAGAGGGACGCAATCTTGGTGGTCTTCTCGATCATACCCGGGTTCAGCTTCTTGATGCCCGGGAGATGTGCAACCCCGACCATGTCTCGGGCTCTGGTCTTCACGATAGACTCGAGCGTGTTGAAGAGGCCCAGCCCCTGCTTGATGGCCTCGGGGTGGATAGTGGGAACCTTCCAGTGGTCGGCCATTTTCATGACCTGCTGTACCAGAGTGTCTTCTCGGCACTGCGCGGACCATACGTCCATTACGAACAGTTCGTTCTCACTGTTAATGCCCATGACAACTGCGCACTTGTAATCCGAGTCAGCAGTAGCCGTGTACGAAGTGTCGACCGCCATGAAGAAACGGGTAAGGCGTATGAACTCGCTCATCCTTTTGCTGACTAGACCACTGTCCGAGTGCCAGCAGATGAGTGCGTTACTGGAGTAGGGATCCGTTTCGAGGTTGGGATCCACCTTCTCATACCACCATCCGTGCTTCTCCTTGGAAAGAGACGGGAAGAAGGATCCTTCTCCCTCACCCGGACGGGCCATGTACTCGGCCAGGAAGTTTGGGGTACCGATGATTTCTCGGATCTCTTCCAGAGAGACACGGTCCTTAAGGTTTTTCTTCTTCTTCTCTTCTCGGGTAGCGGGCCACATGTCGGGCCAGCAGGAAATAACACCCCCACTCTCATCTTCATACGCGGCTCGTACGATCATGCGTGACCAAAGGTTGAAACGCGGATCGGTAGCCACTTCCAGGTTCTCTTCGTTCTTCTCGGTCTGAAGTGCATGCCACGCATAGTGCCGACGGGAAACGAAGGTGGCTAGCCAGTCAACACCGCAGCCTGCTCGCATGACCATGGGGAGTACGATCTTGAAGAGAAGGTCATCCATGTACTGACGGATGAGCGCCATGGAGGTGGATGCCTTCGGGTCATACTCGGGATCGTCGAGTACGTAGCGACGGGGACGACCACCACGCTGCCGGCTTTCGGCGCTGATGGCTCGTAGCCAGGAACCGTTTCGGAGCTGCATGAGCTCAGTACCGAAGGGGGCTTCCCCTCTACGGGGAACGATTCGGTTGTCCGAGAACTCAGGGTTCCAGTCGTTCTGGATTCTCTCGTTGTGCTGGAACTGATCCTTCATCGCCTGCCCCGTACCCTTCGCGTTATCGTTGGTCGAAGTGGCATAGAGGATCGTGTACATGGGACGAGAGATCATCCGAAGAAGGCAAGCCTTTCGGACCAGGTAAGACTTCGCGGAGCCGCGGGGAGCGATGCATATATTGCGGGGAGTTGAAGCCCAGAGCTTCAGGATGTCGTAGTGGAAGGTGGGAGTTGCTAGAGGGGTGTCGTCGTAGAAGAGAGGATCGAAGTCCGAATCATGATCCGGGTGTAGATACCACAGATCAAAGAATCGGAGAGACGTTGCGAACGCCTGCGCGAGCTCCGACTGCGTCCTGTTAGGAGCGAGCCACAGCCTGCACGCATTAACCCTTGCTAACCTTTGTCCCTCATCGGTTAGTTCTTCGTAGTCTGAAGGGAGAGGATAGAGGGGGTTATTGTCAGGATCGATCCAAGCTACGGGCATTAAGAGTGGCGATCCATGGCCAGGTTAACGAACACGGATACACCTATGATCTTGGCGAACGCAAAGGTCAGTGTCTGTGCATCTCCAGCACATGAGCTGGAATCCTCAAGTTCACGCAGAATGGGATGGAGGTGATCGTGCAGCTCGCCCTTCTCGTTCCAGATGGCTTCGAAGGTTTCGGTAAAGAGGTTTCCGAACCCGCCTCCCCAGGTTTCCAGGTCAAGTACCCCCAGATCCTGAACCGATGGAAGAGCCGCGTGCAGAAGAGTCATCTGGTCCATCTCCTTCAGGAGGCTCAGAACCTGAAGACCCTTCATGGTTAGGACCGGCGGGCTCTTCGGTACTGCCGTCTTGGGGGAGGATGACTCTGTGCGGCCTTTCTTCTTGGCCTTCGTCTTTTTCTTGGTCTTGGACATTGTGGCTCCTGAGGTTAGAGAGAAGAGCTGAGGTAGACATCGTTCGTCTTACTGTTCCCTCAGCATCTTGGGACATTTGGGTTTGGTGAACTTGCCCGATCATACCGTTAGCTGTAGCGATCTCCTTGAGGAGAGCTCTAAAGTGACGAAGAGCGGGAAGACTTACTTTGGGATCGGGATCTCGAACATGCTGGATCAGTGTTTGGACTTCTTCCATTAGATCGAAGTCCGAAGCCCGTAAGGCTGTGCCTATGGGATCCAGTCCGTAGAAGGAGGCGATTAGGTCTTCAGCCTCTATCTTCTTAATCTCACCCTGCGTTTGGTTCTTCTGGATTGGGTTCTTCATCAGAGAAGGGTTCGTGTGCTCGGCCTACCGACGACCCGAAGATACGGATCGCCTTCTTAGTGTACTTGGCCTGCGCCTGTTCTGAAAGCTCAGACACCCCCGCCCTCGCCATTCTATCGGCTGCAGAACGGGCTGCTGATTTAGTCTCTGAGGTTAGAGATTTACCACCCAGGGTTCGGGAAGCCAGTAACTCACAAAGGATTGGCTCCAGATTATCCGCAACATATTTTGGATCCAACTTGGAAGCCTTAGCCTTTCCTCGGGCTATAGACTTCGACCCGGAAACGTAGAAGTCGGGTTGCCCGACTCGCGTGATGGCCTTAAGTGCCAACTGAAAAGAGTTCATCTCTACGAAGGTACTCTTACCTATTTCGATCAGGGGAACCCCCAGGGCTCGGCAGAAAGAACGGAAGGATCTCTTGGTGATTTCGGGACCCATCTCCTTGATATACCACTCCTCGGAGAGGAGCTTAAGGCCGGAGCCGAACCCAATATAGAAAGGACGATCATCCACTCAGTCGTCCCTTATGAAACCACCTTTTTGCGCTCGAGTGTCTGGGCTTAAACCCCCTCCACCGGTCTTCGATCAACCAGTCGGGCATTTCCGCTTCGAGTCCACGGCCTTGGGCGTGCTCGTAAAGTCCACGCAGTTGCTGTTCCGCGTTGTACTGACCGGCACCCCCATGCGTCCTTCCACCACTCCGAGAACTGTAACCCATCCTCGTGCCCGAAAGCCAATCACCCTGCGCTTGAGTGTTCTCAGATAGTTCACCAAGAAGGGTCATGAGCTGGTCGTCCTCCATGGTCCTGTATTTATGGTATTCCCCGCCGCCTCCACCATACAGCTGATCCGAGATACCCCTTCGTTGATCCCGTAGTTCGAGCTGCCGCTGTCTCTCAGGGTCTGACCAGCGTCTGGCCTCTGCGGGCCCGCCTCCTCCAGGCTCCGATGCACTCCTTGTTTGCGCCGGATCGCCTATAGAGGGTTCCTCTCTAGAAGGGTTATAC